AACTCATTTCTTTGCGAGTATTGAGTAAGCTCTGTGCCTTTGTAAAACACACTACCTAATCTATAAATATCAGTAGGCACTAAAGTAAATTCAGGCCCTACAAATGTTGTAGTACCTGTTCTTTGAAAAAACTGTAGCTTTTGTTGTATGTTTTTTACTCTGTCTGCATACTCAGTATCGTTTTGAGGAACACGGTATTGCTGATTTAAACTTTCAAAGTAGTTTTCAAATATATCTAGCTGCACTTGAGTAGCTACTTTATTGAACTCATCAGGTGTCATATATCCTCTTTGTTGTTGATTTAATATTAACAACACAGTTTTATATACAGTGTTTACGTTTACCATTATATTTTTATTGTTTAATATAGAGGCGGACGAATCCGCCCCTTATATTTATTATAGTCTTTTTTCAATAGACTTATACACTTCAACTCCTTCATCAGTTTTAAACCATGATGCTAAAGCTGAATATGGATTTTCATCAAATGGAATAGCCATTAATTTTCTGTCATTACTTCCCCAATGGAAAGATCTTTGATCAGAAGATAATTTAATGATACCAAGCTCTACAGCATTAATACCAAAATTTCTAAGCTGCACATTATCATCTTTTGCAAGAGCTAAAAATAATTGAGGATTTTTCTTAGCAAGTAATAATAAATCTCTTTTTAATTCTTTAGATGATAAAGATGAAACTTTAGAACCAATCTCTACTCTAACTATAGCTTCTGCATGATCAATATCCATGTTTTTAGCAGCATTTAATGCTTCTATTTCAAATTCTATATCTTGTAATTGATCTTGAGCTACTCTTTGAGGGACATGCTCCATATATTTCTTATCACGCATAGGGTGATATAAAGAAAGTAATTTTTGTAAACCAATATTTTCCTTAGGCACAGATAATATTCCATCTCTAAAAACAATATGACCCATTGTTACTTCTCCTTTTTGTTCATCAACAAATGGTGAACTCATGTTTGTAGCATATCTCAGCTCTCTTTGAGTATTTTTATCTGTATCAAACCACAGCAAAGGATGTCTTCTCGTGTGTTTACTAGGTATAGTAAGCGTAAGCGGTTCTTTATTTCCTTTTAATAGATAAGTTCTATCTTTTATTTCCCAGCTATTTTTCTTAACTGGTTTTTCTTTAACAGGAGCAGGAGCTGTTATAACTTCTTCAACCTGTTCTTTTTCTTTTTTCTTTTTTGTCATAATATAATATAATTAAATAAGTTAAAGGTAATTGGGCGTCTTTTTGAGCGTTTGCTTTTTGACGCCCTTTCCCTTATAATAGTTATACTCCTTGGAATAAAACAAAGTTGTTAGCAGCTTGAGTTACTAAACATCTTTCTGAAAGGAAGTTTACTTCCATTGCATCAAGATCTGAAGTATATGCTCCACCTGCAGAACCTGTTAACCAAGACTTCATTCTTCTATCATCACTTTGTGAAGCTCTATATCTTACGTGTAAGAAAGGTCTTCTGATGTTAGTACCAAGAACTTGATCGTATACTGTAGTAGTACCAGCTGGTATTAATACTCCATCAATAGAAGCAGGACCAACCATACCACCACGCGTAGAAGCGTCGTTTAAGTATTTCCAGTCTGTTTTATAGAAGTCGTATGAACCTCTTCTGAAACCGCTAAAACCTAAGTTTAAAGCCATTTCTTCTGAGTTTTCAAATAAACCATAAGCAGTACCACCTGCAGCACCTGAAGAAATGTTAGCTAACATATCATCAAATTCTAAAGCAGTCTCTCTATTTAAGAAAAGCATGTTCTCTTCAATAGCACCTTGAGTATCTAAGTTTCTAAGAATCTCGTCAAAATCTCCAATACCTGTAGCTGTAGAGAAACCAACTTGTACATTACCTCTATCTTGGATAGCAGCAAATAAACCTTGAGAACCGATAGCTCCTGAAGCACCAGCAGCAACCGCAGAACCTCCTGCAGTTAATTCTGATTCAACGCACATCATTTCTAAATAGTCTTCAAATCTAAGTCTAGTTTCTGATTCAGCTTTTAGATACCATAAATATCCTCCTGTTCCATCTTCTGTAGCAACTTCTACCCAACCGATTTGAGCCATATCAGAACCATTAACAACATATTTGTTTCTGATAATGATAGGGTTATTTTGGAATTGAGTAAATGCAGGGTCAACACTAATGTATTGTCCGTTTGCAATAGTTGAAGTAGCACCAGCTCCTGGTACAAAGTTAGGAGTAACTGATCCTTTTCCATATTCAGCACCGTAAACAAATACTTTTACATTACCAACTAAACCAGCACCTGCAATTGTAGCAGCAGTATAAGGTTCAACAGTAATAGTACCAGCACCTGGATCAGATACAGATACTAACGCTTTTACTTCAGCACCAAAGTCGTCCATAATTACTACAGTCGCTCTAGCAGAAATAACATTGTTAATATCAGCAGCAGCAGTAGGGTTAACGTTAATTACGTTACCAGCTACAGTACAGCCATCATATGCAATATGTAATCTATTTTGTTCAGACCAGATTACTTGGTCACTTGTCATAGGAAGTTCAGCACCAACCATTCTTAAGAATCCAGATAGAGTTCTGTTACCATATCTTTCAACTTCTTGTTCGTAGATTTCCGGTAAATACTGCTGTGCAAAATCCGCAAAGTTAGCAGCTCCAGCGTCTGTCCACTGTAAATAGTTAGACTGTAAAACCTCCTGTCTTTGTGATGGTACAATAGTACCAAATTGTGGGGTTAAAGCCATTTTTATTAATTTTAATTGTTAAAACTTCTCTTTTTAATTCTAAGTTTTGACGAATCCGTACCACTGACAGCTTTGACTTTAAAACCTTTTACAAATACATCCCCACCGGCAACTTGCCTCGGCGTATCTATAGTTGGGTTTTTAGAGCCGTCCACAACTTGTTTAATGCCATCGGCTTTACCTTGCTCATAAAAATGAGTGGCAAGTTGATCTGCATTCATAGCTGTGTACATAGCTTTATGATAACCACTAGTATCAACCATGTTACCTTTTTCATCAAGATAAGGATTAACAAAGTTATTAATATTAGATTGTTTATCAGCGACAGCGTTAGGATTTTTAACAGTATATCTAAATTTTTGGTCACCTACTTTAAAATCAAAACCTTTGAAATCTTCAGAAAACAATTTTTTAGTGTTGTCTTTAAATCTTTTATGCTGTTCTTCAACGATTTGTTGTTCGTCATTATATCTATTGAAAAATTCCGTAGCCTTTCTTTGGTCATCATTAACAATATTACGAGACTTAATAGAGTCATAGTATTTTTGTTTTAATGTATCTAAATGATTACGAGCTTCTACAATAGCTTCTTTTTTAGCGAGTTGTTTTTTCATGATGTCTCGCTCTTCATCAACCTCCTCATCAAAATCAAAACTATCTTCCAGCATGAAAGATACTTCATCATCATTAAGATGGGGTTTAGTATTTTTATAGTATTCCCTTAGTAATGCATTTTCGTCTATATTAGTGTAATCTCTATTTAATCTAACATAGTCTTCTAATGTTCCACCAGTTTCATTCATAAAATCAACTAGTTTATTTAAATTTTCAGGAACTTTTATTTCTTCTTTTACTTGTTTAACAGGTGTTTCTTGCTCATCAACTTCTTCAACACGCTCAATGACTGATTCGGTTGTTTCATCTTGATTGATGACCCGTACTTGCTCGTCCACTTCCTTGCTATCTCCGGATGGTTTTTCCACAGGAATCTCCTCTGTTTTTCGCTCTTGAACGGCATTTTCTTCTTTTTTATCTGTTAAATCAACTTTTACAACTTCAGGTATAACTTCTCCTTGAGCTTCTGGTTTAGTTAAATCAACCTTTACGGGCTCACTATTAGTTTTACTTAAATCTTTAGTTTTTCTTTTAGGTTTAGACTTCATTTTAAAGTCACCTTCTTGTTTGACCTCTACGGCCGCTTTTTGTTCTGCCATAATAAAATATTATATAATTAATTATTAATTTAATGGAGCTTGACCTTGGTTATTTTCAAAGTCTATTGGCATTGTATCATTATTTCTTTGAGAAATCATTCTGCTTTGCTGTGTTCCCTCCATTTTAGTTCTTTTATCTTTTCTATCTTCAATAAAAGATTCTTTTTCTTTCATAGCTTCAACTCTAAGTTTTTCAATTTCCATGTCTAATTGATGCTTCATTTGCATTTTTTCCATATCTAATTGAGCTTGAGTTTGAAGTCTTTGTATTTCCATTTGATTTTTAGCTTGCTCATACTGCACGTTAGATGCGGTTAAAGCTTGCTGTTTTTGCATTTCAGCTTGAGCTTGCCTTTCACTAGCTTCCGCGTTTGCGTTAGCTTGTGCTTGTATATTAGCCTGCTGAGCTTCTTGCATTTGTTTTTGCTTCTGCTTTCTTTTTTGCTTAAGCATTTGATTAGCAAGTTTTAAATTTTTAACTTGTCTAATATCAATAGCATCTTCTAAATCTATACCACCTTGCTGAAGAGACATTTGTATGTTTTGTTCTAACATAGCTTTTTCTTCTTCTTCTGGTTCTAATTCTAAAAATATACCAAAATCATGTAAAGAAAGATTTTGTATTTCGCTTAACGTCCCTACATTATAAGTAGATATAGAATTTTTTAAAGAATTTAAAGTTAAAGGATCTTTTAATGAATCTGCTATTTTAAGAGAAATATTTTCACATGTTCTTAAAGTTAACCATAAACTAGCTGTTAAAATATGTCTAGTCGCTGTGTTAGAAGCATTAGCAGCCATTTTTTGTAAACCTACTAATGTATCTTTTTCAGGCAAACTACCATCTCTAGCTTCATTTAATCCGGTCACATCTCTTATTAACTGTAAATAGTATTGATAAGTTTGTATTAAACTTTGTATTTTAGCTCCACCACTACCAG